GGCGGCGCTGCCGGGGATGCACCATCCTCGCCCGCCTCACCCCAGACGCCCATGGCGTCGCCTGCGACTCCACCTCCGGCACCATCAGTACCTGGGACATGATGGTGGCGCAGGCCAGGCTGTCCACGTAGTCGTCATGGACACCGGCCTCGTTGGGGGCGGCGATCACGAGGTGGGCACCCTTGTAGCTCTTCTCCACGTCCACCATCTGCTGGCGGAACCGCCGCCAGTTCTTGGTCTTCTTGGCCTTGGGGTGGGCGGGCCAGGATAAAAGCCCACGCTGGAGGAGTTGCTGGAGGTGCTTCCAGCGGGCCGACTGCTCCTGGATCTGGGATGACAGCGGTTCCACCTGGATCTTGGGCAGGAGCCGTTTGAGCCGGTCAGCGGCCACATCCCCCACTCCTTGAGCATCGACACCCATGGCTACCACCGAGTAGTTGCTCAGAAAATCACAGATCCGGAAGTACTGCTCCTCCCATTCTTCGCCGTGCATTTCCAACCAGTTCAGGATCCGATGGTCGTACAGCCCAAGCTCATCCGGCCGATCCCAGTCCACCCACAGGATGGTGACCACGGTGGAGTCCATGCGCCTGGCGAAGTCGATCCCAGCCACCAGGGGAGAGCGCCAGTAGCCCTGGATGAGGGGCATGCTGGGGTCACCAAGCTCGTCCAACCGGCTCTCGGTGATGAGCATGCCCCGTTCCAGGAGCCACTCCAGCCGGTAGTTGAGGCGGAACTCGTCGGAGTCCTCCCCGATCCGGGTGGCCTCACCCCGGATGTAGCTGGCGTAGTTCCGATTAAACTTGGCGCAGTAGTGCCAGTCGAACCGGAAGTGATTTTTCTTGCCTCCCCGGCGTAGCTCCTGGCGACGGTTGTGCTGGATGGTCTTGTAGAAGACGCCCTTCATGATGTCAGGGGTGCCGGTCATGACCATGGTCGCCAAGTAGAAGGCCCCCATGGGGGTGATGGACTTGTTCAGGACGTACTCGTCCACCGACTGGGACTCGTCCACGAAGATGACGTGGTAGCTCTTGGACTCGATCTTGGCACGAGGGTTAGCCGTCTGCATGGCACAGAAGGACTGGCACTTCTTCAGGCGCACCTTCCGGCTGCCGGGGCGCACCTGATCGTCAATCTCCGGGTCTTCCAGCATCTCCAGTGCCCGCTCGCTGGTCAAACGGTCCACCACACGTCCAAATAAAGTCTCGACCTGTTGCTCGACTGGAGCGAAACACCCGATCATGACCCCCTTGGCGAACTTCTTAAGAGGATCGAACTCAGGGAAAAGTAGAGACAATCTCGGCAACAGGATCATGAGACTGGCGGCGACGTTCGCCACCACCTCTGTCTTGCCACTCTGGCGACTCAACTCTCCGGTGATGGTGGCCCCGTCCCCCGAGATCACCGACTCGATGATCCTCCTCCCCAGGGCAGCCTGGTAGGGGAACATCTCCACCCCGGAGAACATGACGGTGAACTCCCACACTTTGTCCACAAGGTTGTCCACAAAGCGCTGGGAGCCAGGATCTAACGGCTCCGGAGCGTACTGGGCCAGATCTTCGGACAGGCCCTCCTCATCCCGGCGCTGCTCATCAGGGTCATCCTCGCTCAGGGCCGGGTCATCGACGTAGGTCATGGTCTCCAGAAAAAATCGGTTGTGGTTCGCATGGCAAAGTGGCTAGGATTTTCCTCAGGCGGGATGTACCTTGCAGGTACGAGGTACGCAGCCGTGTGCTGCTGTGTGCGGCTCTGTGGACGGGCGTGACGGTATACCTATAGAGGCGTTGTCGCATAGTTGCTCTCGCTCTGACTTGTTACTAAGTCACCTCCGGAGAAGATCGCATTCGGCCTTGACACCAGGCTAGTGCCGGTGCAAGGGTGGCCGGTTACCGCCGCACTTCGGAGCGACGGCTGGAACATAGGCCCGAGCCGGGAGAGACGACATGAGTGAAGGCTTGGATCCTCCATGCCTGGAACTGGGCGACACCCCAGAGCACAAGCTGCTGACCTGGGCAGGAAGGAAGACCGACAAACGGGACTTGGTCCTCATGAGAGAGGACAAAGCCCACTACCGGGCGAATCGAGAGGTACCCGGATCAGGGCCTGAGACCTTCACCCACCTGGAAGACGGGGGCTGGATCGAGAGGGTCACCATCGGGGAGAGCTTCCGTTGGCGGATCCTGGTCTTCTGCTCCTGCGGAGGAGAAGATCGCCTTTTTCTCGGCGCAGCCGATGGGAGTGTAGTTACTATGCCCTTCGGGCGTAGTAACGGAGCGACCCCTCCTCTACTTCCGGTTCGGTTACTTCCGGTTACTAACGCTAATGGGGGAATGGAGAGGTCTGCCCAAAAATCAACGGTTTACCTGGCGACGTACTTCTTCCCCCAGGTGGTGCGAGGGGCCGGGATCCAGATGACTCCCCTCCAGATCAACGGGGCTGCCCTGGCTCACCACCTGAACCGGTGGAAGCTCCAGGGTGTTGATCTCCTCACCATGAAGCGGATGATGGAGGAGTTTGCCAAACATCCGGCTTGGTGCAGGAATGCTCGTAGACCCCCCTGGCGGGTGTTCGTTGGCAAGCGTGAAGACCTAGCCAGCCTGGTGGCCTCCAACCAGCGAAGGCATCCCGGCAACAACCGCAACAAGGACTGGCTGGCCTACCCATCCCGTCGTACCACTTTCGCTGTGACATGAACCGCCGCACCCCGTTGTGGGTCCGGGGAACCATCTCCCCGGACTTCGTCAATGATCCCAGTCGAGGCTGCCACACCCCCACCGGCAGGCCCAACAACCTGTTCTTCGATGACAGCATCGAAGCCCTGGCTGCCTGCCAGGCCATCTGCGTTACGTGCCCGGTGTTCCGGGACTGCACCCGGTGGACCCTGGCGAACTACCAGGATCTGCCCTTTGGCATCTTCGCCGGTCTGAGCGAGCACGTCAGGGCCAGGATCCACGCCGGGACCGAGCAGTACTACGACTGGAGAAGGGATTGGAACAGAAGGTACTACTCAGGACGAAAGGCACAAGCAGCACAAAGACGACTACTCCGGAGTGGAGAAGGCAAACGCCGCCGAAGCAAGGACACCATGCCGCCCTGCCCCCACTGTGGACAGACCGACCACGTCTGTCTCAACGGGCGCAGTATCAACGCCAAGCGCCCAGACCGGCAGCGTCATCGCTGCACCGACTGCAAGAAAAACTTCCTAGGAGGAGAGCTATGAAAAATCTGTTTCCCAAATACGCCGACAAGACCTTGGAGGATTTCCAGATCCTGGACCCCTCCCACGAAGTGGCCCTCCAGAAGATCAAGAGCTACACAGCCTCACTGATCGATATGCGGAAGGCGGGGCACGGTCTCACCTTCCTGGGGCCTGTTGGAGTCGGCAAGACCTTCCTGGCCGAGATGGTATTGAAGGCTGCCCAGGAGACGGTCTACCGGAAATATGGCGTGGATTTTGAAGAGAAGTACAGCATCGAGTCCATCACAGCCGACAGTTTTATCGACCTGCACCAGACCACAATGAACAAGGACGTAGAAGCTGATCGACGCTCTAAGGCACACCAACAGATCCGGCGGATCAAGTCAGGAGTGGACTTCGTCCTCTTTGACGATCTCGGACGTGAGCACCTGGGAACCACCGACTGGTCGAGCCATCTGCTGTTCAACATGCTGAGATCCCGCTCCAACCGCCGCCTGCCCTTCCTGCTCACCAGCAATCTGGATCTCACTGAGATGGCCGAGCGTTACGACGAAGGCTTCATCAGCCTGCTGCGTGAGGACACCGACATCATCGTCCTGGAGGGAGAGGACTTCCGGTGCAAAGAGGACAGCTAGGCACAGTCGCCCAGCGGCGGGTGATCTTCATCTGGGAGGGGGCCGTGGCCTCCCTCCCTGATCTCTATGCCGTCCAGACCCTGGAGCGCTACAAGCGCCGCCTCCACCTGAACGACCAAGCTCTGGCCTACTGGGAGATCCACCGCTGGGCCTTGAACCTCATGTGGTCGCTCCTGGTCCGCACCGACTACCGCATCGACCTGTGCGTCACAACCCGCCCAGCCGAGTTCGCCCAGGCCGTGGCCCGTAGGACCGAAGAGGAGAACTGGCCGGTCAGGTACGTGTTCGCCAAGTCAGCACCCGATCTGGGGCGGCGTCTGGCCTCCATGCCTGATGTCGAGCGGGTCTACTACGGGCAAGAGGACCAGCAGTTCTCCTATGGCCCGCACGGCTTCTTCATCAGCCAGGACGTGCCCCTGACCGTGTCCTGATGGCCGACATCCAGTGGGAGACCATCTCCCGCACCATCAAGGACCGGGCCTTCCAGGACTTGGCTGAGGCCCGCATCACCATCGACTACTTCAGTGATGACAACGTCGCTGTCTTCAACTGGATGCGGGAACACTGGTCCAAGTACGGCGAGTCGCCCAGCGAGCAGGCGTACTACCGAGAGTTTCCCGCTGACCAACTGGTGGACACACCCGAGCCGATGGCCTACTACATCGATGAGCTACGGGAGGCGTACCGCTACGTCCGCATCATCTCGATGCTGGACACCATCAAGGAGCCGCTCGATAACCATGACACCGCCATCGTCCTCAAGCTGATAGCGGGAGGCGTGGAAACGATCCACGCTGAAGTCACTGAGCTACTGGATGAACGGCTGAACGACACCGGGGAGGAACGGATGAGCTACTACCAGTCCCTGACCACGGTCAAGGGCCTCCTGGGCTGGCCTACGGGGTTCCCTTCCATGGACGAAGCCACCAGCGGTCTCCAGAAGGGGCAACTCATCACGCTGGCTGGCACCACCAAGGTCAAGAAGTCCATGCTGCTTATGTGCATGAACATCGCCGCCAATCAGGCCGGGGCCAAGACCATGTACATCAGCTTTGAGATGAGCAACCGTGAGCAGGCCACTCGCCATGATGCCCTCCGGGCCGGTGTCAGCCTGACCCGACTCCAGCATGGCAGGCACACCCCGGACGAGCACACCAAGCTCAACCGGATGATGCACGAGCTAGAGGACAGGCCAGCCCTCGTGCTGGTTCACGATCCCACCAGCACTACCACCGTGTCAGCCATCCGGGCCAAGATCGCCCAGCACCGGCCCGACGCCGTCTACATCGACGGGGCCTACATGATGGACAGCGAGGATCCGGGTGTCACTCCCAACTCGCCTCAGGCCCTCACGAGCATCACCCGGTCCCTGAAGCGGATGGCCCAGCAGACCGACGTACCCATCGTGCAGACCACCCAAGCCCTCACCTGGAAAACCCCCAAGGGCAAGCTTAGCGTCAACTCCATTGGATATTCCTCTTCGTTCGGCCAGGACAGTGACGTGGTTTTTGGTGTTGAGTCGGTCCTGGACAAGGAGGGCCAGATCAGCGACCAGGAGACCCTCCTGCGGATCCTGGCTTCCCGGAACTGCTCACCTAGGGATGTCAGGCTGACAGTAGATCTCGACCGTGGTTTCATCGTGGAGACCGATGAGGTCAAGTTTGAAGATGATGATCCGGACGAGGGATGATCGAAGATCTGTTGGAGCACATCGGGGTCGAGGATCTCCGGCTCCTGGGTGACGAGATCCAGGGCCGGTGCCCCCTGCACGAGAAACGTACGGGCGAGCGGGAGCACCGTCCAGATCACTGGTCGATCAACCGGCGCTCCGGTGCCCACCACTGCTTCAGTTGTGAGTACGCCGGGAGCCTGACCCGGCTCATCATCGACATGCAGGGGGTGGGCATCTGGGAGGCCCACCAGATGATCCGCCGCTTCGGTGTGGAGTTGGGCCGGATCGAGGAGGAAGCCTGGGAGCCTCCTACCACCCTGGTGGTGGAGAGTCGCCTAGAGGAGTTCGGTCCAGCCCCTCCTCGTGCCCTGGAGCACCGTCACCTGACCCCCACGAGTGCAGACCGGTACCAACTCCGGTGGGACTACGAGGAGGCTGCCTGGGTTATCCCCATCTTGTCCCCAACTGGGGATAAGTGGGGGTGGCAGACCAAGAGCGTGGACGGCGTCCGGAACCACCCCTCCGGCATCAAGAAGAGTCGCACCCTGTTCGGTCTCGACGTGCTCCGCTCCGGCAAGGCGGTCCTGGTGGAGTCACCACTCGATGTCGCCTACCTGGACACCCTGGACATCCCGGCCGTCGCCGCCTTCGGTGCCCAGGTCAGTGACCGGCAGATGAGGCTGCTCATCGAGCGGCTCGACATCCTGGTGGTGGCCCTGGACAACGACAAGGCTGGCGTCAGGGAAACCAGACGCCTCCTGGAGGAGAAATGGCACCACCGTATCCCCCTGTCGGTGTTCAACTATGCAGGTATGGAAGGCAAGGATCCCGGTGAGTTAACGCCCCCTGAGGTGTTGAAGGGCGTCGGTACGGCCGTCCTGGCGAGCTTCTGGTGACCTTCAAGGGAACGCTGTACCCCTTCCAGGAGGAAGCGGTCCAGAAGATGATCGAGATGCAGAAGCTGCTCGTGGCCTACGAAATGGGTCTCGGCAAGACCGTGATCGCCATCGCCGCCTGTGAGGAGTTGATCGAGGCGGGGAGAGCAGGAGGGATCTGGATCCTGGCCCCCGCCTCGATCAAGCTGCAATGGAAGCACATGCTGGAGGCATTTGCCCCCAACGCCTGTGTGATCGTGGTCAACGGGGACGCACGGCGTCGAGGTGGACAGTACCTGGACTACAACCAGGGCAAGGCCGAGTACCTCATCATGAACCCCGAGATCATGGTGCGGGACTGGGAGATCGTGTCCAAGCTGCCCCGTGACGTGATCATTGCTGACGAGGTGACCTGGGCCAAGAACTTCAAACCCAACCGGTCCAAGAAGCTCAAGCGGCTGCACGCCACCTGGCAGTGGGGGCTGACAGGCCAGCCGGTCGAGAACCGGGCTGAGGAACTGTTCTCGATTTTCCAGTGGATCGACCCCACCGTCCTGGGCAACTTCAAGACCTTCGAGGCTGCCTTCATCAAGCGGGACTACTTCGGGCGGGTCCGGATGTATCGGAACCTGCCCACCCTGCATCGGCTGGTCAGCGACCACATGGTCAGGCGCACCCGAGCCGAAGTGGCTGATCAGCTTCCGGCGGTGGTGGAGCCGGAACCGATCCTGGTCGACGCCGATCCCGACACCTCTCGGCTGTACCGGCGCATGGTCCATGACCTGGAGGCCGAACTGGCTGAGGCTATCAACGTCTGGGGCAACTTCTCCTTGAGCGGGTTCTATCGGGGTGAGGATCAGGGTGAGGCCCGTGGCCGGATCATGAGCAAGTTGGTCTGTCTCCGCATGCTGTGCGACCACCCGGAGTTGCTGCGGCTGTCGGCGGCGCATTTCCGGGGGGTACTACCCGGCAGCCGCACCGGCAGCGAGTATGCCGAAGAGCTACACGAGGACGGCCGGTTGGAGAAGCTGCCCAAGGCCCCCAAGCTCGACGCCACCGTGGGCCTCGTCCAGGAGATCCTGGACGCCAGCCCGGACAACAAAATCGTGCTCTTCTCCTTCTTCAAGGACATGCTCGACCTGCTCGCCACCGCCACGGCCAAGATGACCACGTCGGTGCTCTTCACCGGGGCCGTCACCCAGCGGAACCGGGACAAGGCCAAGCAGCAGTTCACCGACGACCCCGACACCAGGCTCTTCCTCTCCTCTGATGCCGGGGGCATCGGGCTGGACCTGCCGATAGCCAACTACTTGATCTCCTATGACTTGCCCTGGAGCGCTGGTGCCTTCGCTCAGCGACAGAGCCGGATCATCCGCCTCAGTTCCAAGTTCCCTGAGGTCACCCTCCTGACGGTCCAGATGACCGGCAGCATCGAGGAGTACCAGTACAAGCTCCTGGGCCAGAAGAAAAAGGTGGCCGACGCCGTCATCGACGGCCGGGGCATCAACCCCAGGGGACGCCTGACCCTGGACCTACAGTCCCTGTCCCAGTTTCTCCAGGCGTCAGTGGTGTGACCTACTTCGGATCGATCGTGATGATGCCGCCAGTGGTCTCACTGATGTCGGCGGTCGGTTCACCCTGGTAGTCAGGCGCAAGCATTTTCCGTAAATCAAACAGGGACTGCTGCAACCGACCAAGACGATCAACCAGGATCTTCAGTCGTAGCGAGTTGGGGATAGGTAGCATGAACTTCAGATACCGCTGCACGGTATCGTTGGAGATATTGATCTGTTCGGTCAGGTTCTCCCAACTCTGATCACCTTCCACCAACATGCGACGCAGTGCGTACCACACCTCCTGGCGTTGCTTATCCTCGTCTTTCTGGCGACGATCCTCTTCCTTTTCTTGACGATTGACGATGACCTGAGCACGGTGGGCCAACGCATCATCAGCCGCAGCGGATTTGATGACAGCCCGCACGCCGGGTTGGGCCAGCTTCTTGATGACGCTCTGAGCGTCGGCAATGTCCTTCTTGGTGGGTTCCTTCATCTTCGGTTTCGTTGACTTGGATCCCCCGGCCTTGGACGATCCGGCCTTCTTCGGGTTCTTGGGAGGAAAGCTCTTGTAGATCTGATACCACCCAGGTGGACTATTCAGGCGGAACCGCCTGAATAGCTCTTCAGTCGGGTACAACTCAGCAAAACGCATCCGCCGTCTGGATTCAGTGTCCTCGATACCAAGTTCTTCCTTCAGCCCATTGGGCAGTTTGCTGGCATGACGCAGTGCCAGCAACTCCCGGCCTGATTCCCACCGTGCCTGGATCGCATCGTCCTCATGGGCTTTGATCCTGGCCTCTAGTCGCTTCAGCTTCCTCACAACAGGGGTGTCACCCCCGGAGTCACCAGACTCCGGGGGCATCACCTTCAGACTGGGACTAACCACGCAGCAGCGCCAACTTGATGTCGAAGACACTCTTGAGGGCGTCAGCAGCGTGCTCACGAGTATCGCCCACCCGCTGCTCCAACTGAGGCACCTTGTCCACAGCGATCAACAGGTTCTTGTTCATCCTGTTGGTCTTGCGCTCCACGTACCGGCCTGTGGCAGCCACGTCCTTGGCCGTGTTCTCCTCCACCAAATCACCGTACTCATCGGCGTTGTGGGTGAAGAAGAGCGTCCCATCGGCCTGAGCGATGACAGCCCGACCATTGACCTGGGTCTTCTGATAGGTAGAGCCGAAGCTCAGGTTACCCCGAGTACGACGCAGCAGCACATCATCGTCAGTGCCGAACACCGACTGCGTGACGGCCTTGAGGCTCTGGGTCTCGGCGTCGGGTGCCCCCAGCACGATGTCCAACTGCTTGTACTCCTCCGGACGGTTGAAATCGTACGAAGTGTACGACGCCTTCCCGATGGTCTTGACCGTGGTGACCATGAGGTCAGAGTTGTGGGCGACGATGTCGTCCCGGTTTTTTTCCGCCAGCAAGTATGTGTTCATAGAACACAGACCCCCTTATGTAGTCGCTCGTCAGATGACGAGCAAGCGTCAGAATAATCCCCGCCCCCATCCCAGTCAAGTGTTTCTTGCGCCCAAGCACATCTTGATAAGTAAAGTGGGGGTGTGACCACCAGACCGCACCCCACGCTGGTGGGCATCAACGAGATCGCAGAACGACTGGGTGTGCAGCGCAACACCGTGGACGTGTGGCGTCACTTCAAGAAGCTCCCCCCTCCATCCTGGCTGATCTCCGGCCACCCGGTCTGGGACTGGGAGGAAGACATCGTGCCTTGGGCAATCCGTACGGGCAGGCTGGACCCGTGAGCGGACCCCAGTACCTCTTCTGTGGCAGCCGTCTGACCGATGACACCTTCGTCCTCCGGCTCATGCTGGAGGGCCTCAACACCTGGGCACGGCAATGGGGCGAGACCATCACCATCCAGGGCAATGACTCTCTGACGGACCTGGAGTACGAGGTGGAGCAGTTCAAGCACCTCCAGTATCGCCAGGTGGACGAGTGGTCCGATCCCAACATCGTGATCTGCTTCATGGACCGCATGAGCGACAATCGCACCTCTGAGCGGCTGCTGGCGGCTGCTGACGAACATGGGCGTCCCTGGTTCATCGTGTCAGGGGAGAGAATCGCCCACGAGCACTAAACGGTCACACCCCCTAGGTACGCTTCATGTATGCCCCGACGCACGGCCGAACGCACTGTCACCGAACCCCTGAACCTGACCACCCTGCGTCAAGATGTCAGTGAGTGGTTCGCACTGAAGCGTCAGGTCAATCTGGTCACCGATCAACTTGAGTCCCGTACCAAGAGGATGAAGAACCTCCTGGAAAAATACGGTGAAAGGGATCCATCGGATGGCTCCCTTTATTTGGACCTGGGCGAGCCGATGGGAGACGAGCGGATCTCCTTCCTGAAGAACCTGTGCGTCAAGAGCGACAAGATGAACGAGGAGGTCGCTGAGGACATCCTCAGTGACAAGGGCATGTGGGAGGAGATGACTGAGGTCATCCGAGTCCCCGATGAGAGCCGCATCCTGGCTGCCTACTACGACAAGCGGATCACCGACGACGAACTGGCCCGGATGTTCCCCAAGGTGACCAGCTACCGGTTCTTCCTCCTGGACGATGACCGGAAGCCGGTGCGGGCATGAGTGAACTCATGAGGGGCTTCGCCCCACTCCAGGACGAGTTCTACCCCGGCTCCAAGCAGAAGAGGCGTGAGTCACTCCAGATGCGCCACGAGCGTGTGGTGGAGGAGCGCAAGCTGGAGAAGGCTGAGGAACCCTGGGATGCCAGACCGATCAAGATCCCGTACCAGGGCGTGGACTACGAGATGTTCCACATCGGCTCGCTGGCGAAGGCCCTGGGCAAGGACGCCGTCACCATCCGGGCCTGGATGCGGAAGGGCTGGCTACCACGCAACAGCTTCCAGACCCGTCCGATCCCCGGCACCTTGGGGAATGCCGGTCGGAAACTGTGGACTCGCCAGCAGATCGAGGGGATCGTCCGGATCGCCAGAGAGGAGGGCCTGCTAGACGACAAGCCGCCACGAATGGCCCAGACCCACTTCACCGACCGTGTCCGAGCCGCCTGGAAGACCTGGCGATGAAGCTCATCAAGCACATCCGCTACCTCGTCCGGGTCCACGATTACGAGAATGTCCAGGTCGAGGTCGGAGCCGAAGTTGACCACCATGACCTGGGCTTGACTGATGACCAATGGGCTGACACCGTCAGGAACACCGAAGGTGGCTGCATTAGTCGCCTAGAAAATCTGCTCGCTAATGAGGTCGAGAAGCTCGCTTATGAGGAGCTTTATCCGATAGCCCAGTGGGCAGATATGTCTCCCAACCTTGCCGAAGACTTCCTGTCCTCTGCACCCCTGCCTACTACAAGGAGCCAAAATGCCAGAACCCAGAAGACTAGTCCGACCCCGGCCAGCCGCCGAATACGACGAGACCCCGGCCGAACCCCGCCGCCTGCGGCGTGAGGAACCAGAAAGCACACTACGTTCCGACCGCCCCCATCACTCTGAAGCCAGCGATGACGCCGGTCTGGCCGTAGCCAAGGGTTGGTCCGGATACAAGCGCACCAAGGCCAACGCCCCCTCCCCGTTCACCAAGCTGTACAAGGTGGCCGACGAGGAAAAAATCATCATGTTCCTGGAGGATGGCCCGTATGCCAGTTTTCTCCAGCATTGGTGCGATTGGGTACCACGGGGAAGCAAGCAGAGCTACGTCTGCTTGCAAGAGGATTGTCCCCTGGACGAGGTAGACACCAAGCCCTCCGCTCGTGTCCGCTTCAACATCCTGGACTGTCAGGGTGATCTACCGACTCACACCACCTTTGAGTGTGGCATTACCGTGACTGAGTCACTGGAGGAGTACTCTGAGGATGAGCCTCTGAGTGGCCGGTACTTTGCCGTCGCCATGAAGGGGCCGAAGAACAGCCGCCGTACTCAGATCCGCCCCATCAAGGTCAGAGACCTCAAGGAAGACTGGCAGTTTCAACCGCTCTCCAGAGACGACATCGCCAAGTTCGACAACAAGCTGCTGGACGATTCGTCTCTGGAAATCAACACCAAGGCAGAGCTACGTAAAGTGGCCGACGCCTACAACGAGTAAGGGTCCGTACGGGAGTGCAGGCCACGCCCGCTCTCGTGTCGGAAAAGGAAGGGGATCGAGTTGCCCCCTCGATCCCCTTCCGCCAGTAGGGGGTGCTCTATGACCGTCTGCGGCGCAAGATTGTTTCGGCCCAGGAAAGAGAAAAGCGGTCGCCTGAAATGGGACTCCTGGTTGTGCTGGCTCGAACTGGGGCACAGGGACAGGCACGCTCTAAAGGACGGGAACCGCTCCTGGAGTGATGATGACATGGAGTACTCCCAGAGAGCCATGGATCACTGGGGGCGCTCTACCAAGCCTCTCGTGCCAGACGACATTCAGGGCTACGAGAAGATCCTGGCCTGGGTACTGAGCCTCCCACTCCACCAAGTGGGTGGACGCCATATTGGCGGTGGACGCCGTGTTGGCCCCATCAAGTGCGTCACCACCTCCGATGACCTGAAGAAGATACTGGAGGCGTACATGGATTTTCCTGCGTTCGCCTTCGATGTCGAGACCTACGCCAGTCGCAGGGCACGCATGCTGAATCCAAGGCGAAGAGTGCTGTCCCGCTATGCCGAACCGGACAATCCTTGCCCCGCCTGTGGGCGACAACTACCACCCCGTCGTCGTATCTACTGCTCTGATGTCTGTCGAGAGGCAGCGGCCAAGGATAGGCCCGCCCTGGACGCCCGGACTAACACCGTGTGGTGTCTCAGCCTGGCTGGCCCCAGGCGGGTCGATGTCATACCTATGGGCCATCCTGATCCCAGACAACAGTTATCCCGGACTGAGGTCTTCGAGACTCTGACCCCGCTTTTTTTCTCGGACAAGCAGAAGATCGGCCAGAACATCAGCTTTGATCTCCTCTCCATAGCTAAGTACTACGACAACGAGATCCCCCCGCCACCGTACGGGGACATCATGACCCTGGCCTTCCTCATCAACGAGAACCTGGGCCGCTACAACCTGGGGGCGCTGACCAAGCACTACCACAACTGGGATTACGCCGAGAAGTTGGGGGAGGAGGCGTACCGGGTCGACTGGTACCGGGCGACGAGCTACTCCAGCCTGGATGCCAAGTGGGCCTGGATGCTGTGGAAGAAGCTCTCTCCGGTCCTCCACAAGCCAGGTAGGGAGAAGCTGGCCCGCCTCTTCGACCTGGAGATGCAGGTCATGGCCGTGCTCATGGAGATGCGACGCACCGGGGCCTATGTGGACCTACAGGGCTTCCGGGATCTACGGCCCGTGCTGGAGGATCAACAGGAGACTCTGGAAAAAGAGATCGAGGCCATGGTGGGTCATCCCATCAACTTGAACAGCACCAAGCAACTGGGGGACTGGCTCTACGATGAACTGAAGCTGCCCGTCCGCAAGCTCACCGACACCGGGAAGCGCTCCACCGACGCTGACACGCTCCGGCTCCTGGCTCGCCGTCACAAGGCCCCGGCCAAGATCCTGGCGCTGAAGGACGTGTCCAAGCTGCTCAGCGTCTACGTGGCCGGGTTCATCCCCACCATCGAGGACGACTCCAGGATCAGGGCCAGCTTCAACCAGGCCAGGGCCAAGACCGGGCGGCTCTCCTGCTCCGAACCCAACCTCCAGAACATCCCCGCCCGGTACAGGGAGAACACCGAAGGGCTGATGATCCGCAAGCTGTTCGTGGCTCCTCCGGGCAAGGTGCTCATCGTGGCCGACTACAGCCAGATCGAGCTACGCATCCTGGCTCACCAGACCAGGGACGCCAAGCTGGTCTACGCCTACACCCACGGCCTGGACCTGCACACCCAGACCGCTGCTCTTATCTGGCGCATCCCCCAGAACGAGGTGACCCCCGAGCAGCGGGCCATCGCCAAGAACTCCAACTTCAACTTCGCCTTCGGGGGCACTGCCACCCGAGTGGTGGCGATGTCGGGCGTCTCCTTGGCCGATGCTACGGAGGTCTACGAGGGCTGGCATCGGGCCTACCCCGGTGTCAATAAGTGGAGCGGCAAGGTCAAGCGGTTCTGCTGGGAGAAGGGTTACGTCGAGACCCTGTACGGGCGCAAGCGACGCCTGCCCGAGATCCTCTCCGATGACTGGGGGGACCGGGGCTACGCCGAGCGCCAGGCCGTCAATCACCCCATCCAGGGCACGGCTGCCGACATCGCCAAGGTGGCCCTGGTGGAGGTCCATAGGGTACTGCGGGACTTTGATGCCCGCCTCACCCTCCAAGTGCATGACGAGTTTGTGGTCGAGTGCTCCGAGCGCCAGGTGGACGAGGTCATACCCTTGGTCAAAACAGCCATGGAAGACATCCGGCTAGACGGGCGTCCGGTGCTGACCGTGCCCCTGGAGGTCAACATTGGCGTGGGGAAGAACTGGAGCGAGGCGAAATGAGTGACGTGTCATGGTGGGAGCGACAGCTTGGGAAGGTAGTACCCCAGCGCCAGCCCGCTCCAGTACCCCCATCTCAGCCAGTCCAGGGTGGGTACCCACAGAAGGCCGTCCGCTGGCAGCCTCAGTACCCTCCGACCGGGCCACGCCAGGAGGTGACCGACTGGGACCAGTCGGAGGGCGATGTTGACGATAACTGGCATCGGGTCCAGCGGCAGGGATTCGTGACCAAGGTGCCCCTCAGC